ACTTGTATCATCTTCCGATATGATATCATACGAAACTACATATCCAAATGCTTTACCAACTTCTGTATCACCATCCTTTATGCTTTGTTGGATTTTTTCACCAATTGAAAGAGTTTGATTAACATCAAAACTATTTAAATATAATGACTTAACAGAAGAGAATTGATTATCGGTGAATACCTGAGTAGATCCTATTGATGTTGGATTTTTTACAATACCAATTTGTGCAAATTTAGTATCAATTGGGAAATCCTTTGTAGAATCATCAAATCTAGCATATACTAAAACTCTATCAGCACCCAATTCTTTATATAAATCATATCCATGTCCCTTTGAAGGTGGTATGATTGGAACTAACTTTGCTTTAAAATCATCAGCTACACCAGATGAAATACTAGTTAAATCTACCATTCCATAAGTGTAACCTTTACCACCAACAGATATTTGTGTGCCTGTTATTTTAGAACCAACAACATCAACTATAACTTTAGCACCACTTCCATCACCAACAATGTTAAATTCTTGAGATACTCCACTACCAGCATATCCATTACCTTGATCGGCAATATAAACATTTTTAAGTTGGTTATTATTTACATCAGCATTACCATTATCTCTAACTGCAGTTATTTGAGCATCTGTAGATGAACTCCAATCATTAGGAAGAGGTATAAATTCGGTAGCATCAAATTTAATAATATCACTAGGAGCAACTGAAAATAAGAATTTCCAAATGTATCCATCATCTACGGATCCTGCTGCTCTAGTTGGTTCTAATCCAGTAAATAATGGTTCATTTTGAGAACGATTTCCTTCGGTATTAATTCCACTAGATCCATTATTAATACAAATATAAACATTATAATCTTTATTAATTACAAAGTAATTTGCATCATATAATCTAGAAGAATCTGTTATAGGTGATGCATTACTAGAATTATAATCATGGCGGTATATTTCATATCTATTTCCACTAGTCCAAGTTATTTTTCTAATAACTCTTCTTATATTATCTGGAGTAATTTTTTTACCAAAAATCATAGTATCTTTACTATGATTCAAATAATTAAAATCATCAGTTGGATTTGGTGTTGATGAATTCCAAGTAGAATCATTAGCTGCTCTACCAAAAGCATTACTTATACCAGGATTCGATAGACCTACAAACACATAATAAGAATTTGAGGTGTCATTGACATCCCCCAAAAAGTTACTAGCATTATTGATTCTAAACTGGTCTGTTACAATTGCCGCCATCGTTTATAGCTTTTTTCTTTATTTATACGGGTTATGTTGGTTTATTTATTCCACCAGAGTTCCTAATACCAATATTTCTTCTTTGTATTCTTGGGAAAGTGGATAATCCAGCATTAATAGTCTTAGAAGTTACTCCTATTGATATTGGAGTTGAAGATCTACTAAACCCAGATAATCTACCCCAAGAGAACTTACCAGAACCTTCACCAGTTGTTCCAATTCCAATAATACTAGAATTAGAATCGACATTAGCAATAAAGTCTGCATTTAATCCAGTTCTATTAATTGAACTTACATAGTATACGTTATCAATAAAAGTAGTACCTATTCCTACAACAGAATCATTTCCAGTTGCATATATGGAAGTTACTCCAGTTCCTATATTCGTATCATAAACATAAATTGGATATCCATTTTGAAGTTCTGTAAAATCACCAGAAGATTTATTCAAGAAGAACTTCAATGCCAGAGTTCCAGTACCACCACTTCCAAATGCGGTAGTTATTCCAGTAACTATTCCAGAGAATCCATCAACATTTGCTTGTGTAACACCACCAACAGTTTCTGATGGAATTACTGGTGCTGGTGCAATTACATAAGGTGCAACAGTATATCCTAATCCTGGATTTGTAATAGTAATAGATGTAATATTTCCACCACTTATAGTTGCAGTTGCAGTTGCAGTTGTTGCAACACCAACTTGAATCT